TCTGATATAAATGCTGATGAATCAAAGTGCGGGCTTAGCGGCTCTCCTACGAAGGTCATAAAAACATTTATACCTGTACGTACATCATCAAGTGAAATAATATCAGGAACACCTGAGGAACAAGCAAAGCAGCTTTCGGAAAGATTATTAAAATTAAAACAATTTGATGTAATAATATTTGATGAAGCCCATTACATCAAAAATAATAAAGCAAAACGAACAAAAGTCTTTAAACGACTGGTTAAATCAGTTCCAAGGTTGATTGCCTTAACGGGTACTCCAATCGAAAACAAACCAATTGAAATATACAATATTGTGAAGGTAATTGATCCTTCTATATTTCCTGATGCAACAGACTTTGCTGTTGAATTTTGTGGGGCAAAGAAAACAAGGTTTGGATGGGATAAAAATGGTGCTACAAATACCTTAAAATTAAATAAGATTTTATCTAATTCAATAATGATTAGAAGAAAGAAGGTAGATGTACTAAAAGATTTACCTGAAAAACAAATCATTAAAGTACCATTCGAGATTAACAATAGAATAGAATACGACCAGGCAGAAACAGAATTTGTAGAATTCTTAAAAAAGAAATTCAATACAGAAAATCTTACAGAAGAAATTCTGGAAGAATTAAAACAATTTGCCAAACGTAATGATATTGAAGTTAGTGAAGAACTAACCACAGATGAGATACGTTTGATAAAAGAACATAAATTTGAAAGAATTGCTTCTGCACCAGTCCTTGCACAAATTGAAATGCTTAAACAATTAGCAGTGAAAGGTAAAATGGACCAAGTAATTGAGTGGATTGAGAACTTCTTAGAAAGTGGTGAGAAACTGGTTGTATTTGCCGTTCATAAAAAAGTCGTTTCCCAGTTAATGGAAAAATTTAAACATATCGCGGTTAAGGTAGACGGTAGCGTTTCCCAGAAACAAAGACAAGAAGCTGTTGATAAATTTCAAAAGGATTCTAAAACAAGATTGTTTATTGGAAATATTAAGGCAGCAGGAGTAGGAATTACTTTGACAGCGGCGTCTAATGCAGTAATAATTGAATTCCCTTGGTCTCCAGGAGAATTGAATCAAGCTGCGGATAGGATACATCGTATCACCCAAACCAAACAGGTTACAATATGGAATTTGGTTGGGGAGAATACCATTGAAGAAAAGATAATTACTTTGCTTAAGAAGAAAGAAAAAGTAATTACCAAAATATTAGATGGAAAACAATATGAAGACCAATCAATATTAATGGATTTGTTTAAAAGTTATTTAACAATTAAAACATAAAAGAAATGACAACTGAAGAAATTAAAAAGCTATTGAAGGAGTTAATAGAAATTGATCTACAACACACTTCTTCTGATTATGCAAGAAAAAAGCCTGCAAGGGTAAAAGAAATTGAACACGAACTCTATATAGTCGGTGTTCTTGATGTTAATGGTGCTTTTATTTACAGTAATCCTTATGTGGATGAATTAGCTGCTTATTATTGGAAACTATTTGATATGGGAGCATATGGAGAAGATGATTCCGGTAACGAAAATGAATTGTGAACAATTAAATTATTTTGAACACAAAGAATTAAAAAACCCTGATGGAACACCATTACTTGCAAGAAGAAATAGTAAAACTAAGATCTGGAAAAAACAATCTGAAAGATTTCAAATATCTTGCAGATATGGTAATAATCAAAAAATTGTAATTAGTAACGAAAATTGTCATTTATGGAATGGAGAAGAATAAATTAAAACGAATAAGGACAAGAAGAACTGAGTATTATGTTAGAGTCTTAGGAAAAATAAATGAAAAATTTGTTGAAGCAAAATTATACCCGGAAAGAGATAGAAATAGGAATACATACAGAATTAATAATAGCAATTCCTGGTTTAATGGGTATGATTTAAATATACACGATTTTCATATTGTTTACTCAGTTCAACGATTTGTTTATCGGGTAAATACAAGAAAAACAGTAAGAGTGTTGATTAATTTTTCAGGTAAAAAATTTCAAAGTTATTTCAATAACTATAAAAAGAATTTACCAACATATGAAGAAGTAGCAACCGAAGTATTAGCCACGGTACAGAACGAAAAAGTGATTTGGAGTACGCATAAACTCACAAAAGCACAAGAAAAATTTATAGTATCAAAAGCAAGAAAAATAAGTTATTACATTAAATGAAAAAATGAAATGAGTAAATTAAAAACATTAGCAGAATCCGAAGGCTATGAAAGTGTAGAAGAAATGCTTGAAGCCTCAACTTGGGACAGCGTGGTCCCATCAATCTGTACAAACAAAGATTGTGATGCTACCTACAGCTACGAACCTGATTGTGATCGTGGATGGTGTGATGAATGTAAAACAAATTCAGTACAAAGTTGTCTTGTATTAGCAGGAATTATTTAACCTTAATATTTAGAAAAATGAAAAAGAATGAAGTATCTTTAGAAACATTGAAAGCTTCTTTCAATAACATCTCAGTAGAAAATCGTTCCGTTGGAGTATGGAACATAAAAAGAGAAATTATGAAAAGAACGTACCCACAAACTCTAATTTCCGAATTAGATGCGAGTGGGTTTATTAAAAAATGGTTATGGACATAATTAGATTATACAGAGATTTCAACGTTGATCACAGAACGGAAGGACATAAACATTGTCGTCCGGGATGGGTCAACGTTGAGTGTCCTTTCTGTGAAGGAAACCCAGGATATCATCTTGGATGGAACATCAACGAAGAATACTATTTCTGTTGGCGTTGTGGATGGCACGCTCCCGTTAAAACCATTGCTGAATTAACAGGCCTTAAAGAAAATGAGGTGACTGAAATTCTCCCACAATATGGAATTAACCGTACTATTTTGCATCAAAAAATTAAAACCAAAAGAGGCTTTGAAATACCTTCAGGTTTAAGTTATTTGAAAACACAACAGAAAAAGTATCTACGTGAAAGAATGTTTGACCCTAATTTGATAGAAGAAAAATATCAAATACGTGCTACCAGTCCTACCTCAAAATTAGGAATGTACTATTATCGTTTCCGTATTTTTATTCCATACTTTTGGAACGGGGAAATGGTAAGCTTTGATTCTCGGGATGTAACTGGAAAACAACCAAACAAATACTATGCCTGTCCAGATGAATATGAATTAATGGGAAGAAAACAAATACTGTATGGAATACAAGAAAATTGGAACCCTGAGATTGGTATTTGTGTTGAAGGACCTACTGATGTTTGGAGATTAGGAGATATGTCTTTTGCTACAAGTGGGATTCAGTACACACGTAATCAAGTACGTGTTATGAGTTCCATATTCAAACGTATTGCAGTTGTTTACGACGATGACCCACAAGCACAAGTACAGGCAAAGAAACTTGTTGCAGAACTACGATTCCGTGGGGTTGACGCTTGGAATGTTGAAATTACGGGTGACCCTGGAAGTTTGACGAATAAAAAAGCAAAAGAATTATTAAATTACATTAAAAATCATTGAAAAATGACAAAAAAAGATTATATTTTTCTTGCAGAACTATTTGCTATGCTTGAAATGGGGTATATGTCTGCCGAAGATTTAAGGTTTTATCTTATTCAATATCTTGGAGAAGATAATTCAAGGTTTGACGGTGATGTATTTGCAAAATATATTCAAGATTTAAAAAATGAAGTTAAACCGTTTAAATATTTTTAAAAATGGAAACAGGGATTAGGTTAATGGGTCTGTTAGATGGATTACTTAACAACTCAAAAATTGATTATACTGATTATAGAATACGTAATCAGATAATTGACCGGATTGAGGAAAGTCTGAACTCTGCCGATTGGATTGAACTATCTGATGGTACTACTTACAAAAAGGTTTTTACACCTACTTATTTCAAGGAACAAGAAAAGGAATTAGAAGAATTACGTAAACAGCCTTTGTTTCGTGAATTAAATTCTGAAGAAGAACTTCAGTTTCGTGCTTGGGCAAGAGAGAATTATGAACCACACGGAACTATCAGTGAAATATGGCATCCTATCGTACAAGATGAATGTAAAATTATTAATCAAGAAAATAAAAAATGAAAACTTACAGAGCAACATTAGCCGTCTTTGAAGACAAATTAAATGAAACATTTACAGGAGAAGCAATAGACCTGGTAAATGTAGACGATGAAAATGATCGTCTTTTTGCTGACCCCGATTCTTTTACAGTTGGTGAACTTGTAACAGAAGATGAAATCTATTTGGAACCACGTGCTTATGTGGATGAAAACAACTATGGTACGTGTTTCTTTGCATTTAAGAAAGAGGAGGACTTAGAAGATGAATAATCCGTTTAAAGGTTGGGAAATTATAAACGTTGACCCGGGAAACGTGGTTTTATGTGATTTCTGTAATAGAGATTATACCGAAGATACAACTTCGATTGGTGGTATTATATTTTCAGGACACGCTTGTTGTCCTGATTGTTTACCTGAATTCTTAAAAGGAATTAAAAAATACAAAGAGGAAAAGTTTGTACAGGCAACTGCAAAAGAAAACGAAACTTTCCGTGATTTTGTTTACCGTATAAGAAAAGGAGATTATTAAAATGAACAAATTACTAATCGGGCATACATTCCAGGATTACTGTGTTGATGTAATCAAACACTTTACTCCAGAATTCTGTGAAGCTCACGAAGAATGGTGTATTGAGGAATATGGGCAATTTGAACGCTGGGCTGGTTATCTTTACATAAAAGAGTATGCTCCTTCGAGAGCTGGTAGAATTATTGAACGTGCTTATAACCTTTATATCAAAAAATGATGGAAAAAGTAACAAGGGAAAACTGCGAAAAGTTAAATCGGTTTGAGCATATAACCGCTAAAAATGCAGACGGCACTCGCCTTCGGGCAAGAAGAAATGGGAAAACGATGACTTGGAAAAGAAAACCGGAATCATTTTCTATTCCGATTAAACACGGTCTTCGTAATTTCGGGTATATTGTTAATAAAACCAGTGAATTGTGGGAGGGTGAGGAATGAAAACAATAGGATTAAGTGTTGATGTTTATAGGAATTCATCTGCCGATTGTACTGCTAATGGTATATCTTCAAAACAAAACACACTTATTTTGATTGACATTGATGCACCTTTTGAAGGAGATGAAAAAAATTCTGTAAAACTTGTCACACGATGGTTATTTGGTAAATGGTATCACCATGCTGAACCTTTAGTGAAGCCGGAAGGAATGGTTGGCCCAATGATGGGTGGGAATTTTATCTATACATCAGATAGTAGATTTCCATCGGATTACCCTATTCCTTTACACGACCGTTTTGAAACACAAGAAGCTTATAAACATTTAAGCATTTAAAATTATGAATGAAATAATAAAAGAAGAACCAGGAAAAGTAATGCCTCATCAACGACATTACCAAGTTGGAAACGTTGTTCGTATTTGTAAAGAACCACCTAAAGCACGATCCTCTGGTTTCTTGCTTGAGTCATTACACGTCATTGAAAATCCACCTACGGGTGGGGTAAATACAGCAGGTGGCATTTGGTTAAAGGACAAACACGGGAAATTACGTGAACTTCAATTTATGTACTGGCAATGGACCGGTAAAGTGAAACGTATGAGGAAACACGTATAACAAATGATTTTTAAAATAATCTAAAAATTTTTAGGTTTTTAAAAAGATTATAGTTATATTTGTAAACTTTTTTGTAATATTTTACATTTTTCATAAAAGCCGGTTATGAAAAAAGGTTTGTGTATATCAATTTCATTTTTTTGTTTGTCATATGTAACAGGTGAAAGAGTAAGGGAGCCGGCTTCTCCCTGAAATTTCACCTGTTTACTTTTGCTTATACTTTTTTTGAATTAAAAAATTCAAACTAAAATGAACAGTAAACTTATTGCCTTAGAAATTTTATCTTCAGATTCATACTTAGTTGTCAACAAAAAACTTGTAAAACGATTTGGTTGTTCTGTTGCTGTATTTGTATCTAATCTTGTTGATAAGTACAAATATTTTTACGACAAACAAATCTTAATAGACGATGGGTTTTACATTACTCATAAAAAATTAATCGAAGAATACGGTTTTAATGATAGAGATATTAGGAATTGTAAGAATATTCTTAAAACTGCAAATATAATCGAATTAAAAAGAATTGGATTACCTGCGAAAGAGTATTATTATATTAATTGGGATAATTTGATGTTAAATCTTAATCCAGACTTAAATTTTAATTTGACCAGTGCTACGGAATCTGTAAGCACTTGTGCTACGGAATCTGTAAGCACTTGTGCTACGGAATCTGTCACGACTATTAATAATAACAAAGTAAATAATAACAAATTAAAATTAACTTCGTTTGAAGAAGAAGATAATTCACCAAAATTAACAAGATTTATTACTCCCAATCAATTTAATAATTTCTGGGAACTTTATCCAAGAAAAGCAGAAAAAGGTAAAGCCTTGACAAGTTGGAATAAACTATGTACCAAGAAAACTGGAGTTAAGCCAACCTGGAGACAAATCAGAAATGCTATAATTGCCCAAAAACAAACAGAACGCTGGCAAAACAAAGATTTTATTCCTTTACCTACGACGTGGTTAAATCAAAGTAGATGGCTTGATGACCCAAATGAAATGAAAAATTTTAATTATGGGAATAATGGAAATGGGAAAACTTATTCTAACAATAGGTTTGAGCCAATGTTTGATGAAATAGGAAAAACCTCAAGAAATGATTGAACGCAAAATAATCATAGGTTTAATTACCCAAACAGAATATCTACGACAATTAGAGGAAATATGGAACCAAGATTATATTGAGAGTTCTACAGCCCAAAAAATATCATCTTGGTGTTGGGAATATTTCCGTAAGTACAGGCAGGCCCCGCTTGAAAATATTGAAATGATTTACATTAGAAAATTACGGGGTAAAAAACTGGATAAAGATGAAGCAGAAGAAATAGAAGGAGAGATTTTACCTAACTTGTCTGAAGAGTACGAAAAGAAAGGAATAAACATTACCTACTTGTTAGAGGAAACCAAAGATTACTTTAATGAAAGACAGGTAACATTACACAATGAAAGAGTTAGTTTTTTACTGGCTAAAAATAAGGTAGAAGAAGCCCAAAAGGAAATAGAGAATTTTAAACCAGTATCTTTTAAACAGGAAGAAGAAAATGAATTAGATTTAAGTACGGAAAGACTACTCACAAAAATAGAGTCTGCTTTTGATACAACTTACCAAAATGTAATTCGTTTTCCTGGTGCTTTAGGGGAATTTTGGAATGAACAACTTGTTCGTGGAGGATTTGTTTCTTTACTTGCTCCAGAAAAAAGAGGAAAGACTTATATTCTTCTTGAATTTATGATGAGAGCTTACAAACAAAAACGTAAGGTTGCATTCTTCCAAGCAGGAGATATGACAGAAAATCAACAATTAATAAGAACTTGTGTTTATCTTGCTGAACGAAGTAATCTTGAAAAATATTGTGGTATTCAATATGTACCAACCCAAGATTGTATAAAAAATCAAACAGATAACTGTAATAGGGCAATCAGAGAATGTAACTTTGGTGTCTTTAGAATGAAAGAAGAAGACATCAGAAAAAATATTACAAAGAAAGAACTTATTGAAGCTTATAAAGAAAATCCTACATACAAACCTTGTTACAACTGTCCTGAATGGATGAGAAATCGTTGGGGTACTGTTTGGTTAAAAGAAGTAGATTTAAAACACGCTTTGACTGTTCGTGAGGCTAAAAAGTATGCTAAAAAATTCTTTATTGACACCCATCAGTCTATAAAACTTTCCACTCACGTAAATGGAACCTTGACTCTTTCAAAAATTAAATCTACATTAAAGAAATGGAAAGATAAGGAAGCCTTTATTCCTGATGTAATACTTATTGACTATGCTGATTTGTTGGAAGCGGAAACACGTATGGAAGAACGTCCAAAACAAAATTACATTTGGAAAGGTTTACGGGCATTATCTCAAGAATATGATTGTTTAGTAATTGCACCAACACAAGCAGATGCAGCAAGTTATAAGGCTTATCGTTTGGAATTGGATAATTTCTCAGAAGATAAACGAAAGTATGCCCACGTAACAGCAATGTACGGTCTTAACCAGGATCCATCTGGACGTGAAAAAGAATTAGGTATAATGCGAATAAATAAAATAGTGATACGTGAAGGTGATTTTCATTCTTCCCATGAGGTTCACGTTTTGCAAAGATTACAAATGGGAAGACCTCATCTTGGAAGTTTTTATTAATCATTAAAATAGAATGTTATGTACACAATCAAAAAAGAATTTACATTCTGTGCCAGTCATTATTTAGAGTGCCTAGCACCGGAACATCCGTGTACCAGAATGCACGGTCACAATTATCAGGTAATTGTAGAACTTAAAAGTGAAACTCTGAATGAAGCAGGGTTTGTCACGGATTACAGACAACTTGATGACATTAAGGATTGGATTGATGATGTATTGGATCATAGACATCTAAACGAAGTTTTTCCAAGTATGAATCCGACTGCTGAAAACATTGCATACTACCTTTTCAATGTCTTTAAAGAAGATTACCCACAGCTTGCCGCTATTACTGTTCAAGAAACACCTAAAACTTCTGCACGGTATGAACCTTGATGTATTAAAAAGAACTTTAAGAGTAAAGGAAATCTTCTTTTCTTTACAAGGAGAAGGAGCCCGTGTAGGTACACCAAACATTTTTATTAGGTTAGCAGGCTGTAACAAAAATTGTTCATTCTGTGATACAGATTGGAAAGATGGTGTAGTTTATACTGTTCAATATATTTTTGATAAAGTAATAGGAATTCCTTGTAATTCTATTATTTGGACAGGAGGAGAACCTGCTTTACAACTTGATAATGAAATTGTAGATTTTTTTAAAGAACATGATTATTATCAAGCAATCGAAACTAATGGAAGTCTTCCAGTTCCAACAAATATTGATTATGTCGTGTGTAGTCCAAAAGAAGGTGTAACAATCCCTGATTTATGGTATAATTTCCACGACAAAAAAATTGATGAATTTCGTTATTTAATCACTGCTAAAACAGCAAGACAAATTGAAGATACTCTACCAAAAATATTTGAATTACCAAAAGCATCTTATTACTGTATTTCTCCTGTTTTTGATGTTCCTGGAAAGAGAATACGTAATTTGAAAGCCTGTTTAGATTTTATTAAAAGTAAATCAAATTGGGATTTGGGTGGTTATAATGGTGGGGAATGGAGGCTTTCAATCCAGTTACATAAATTAATAGGGATTCTTTAAATATTAACAAAAATTAACATCTAATTTTTAAAAACGTCTAGAAAATAAAAAGATTATACCTATATTTGTAAGGTAATTTTTAACCAATTATTTTTATTCATTAATCTTTAATTTTTAATCAAAATGGCAAAAAAATTGACAAAGAAAGACCTTGTAGCAGCTTATAAAGAGTTGGATAAGGTGGCAGGAATCGACCCTGCAATTGAGTACGACGAATTGTCGTTGGAAGAGTTTGAAAAAGAACTCTACATTACCATTGATCAAGTGGTTGAGGAAGGTGACAAATTCAGCAAGGCTACCCAAGCCGTGTTTGATGCTCTTACTGAAAAGTACGGTGACGCAGAAGATGAAGAAGAGGAAGAAGATGAAGAAGAGGAAGAGGAAGAGGAAGAGGAAGAGGAAGAACCTGCTCCTCCTGTAAAGAAAGGAAAGAAACCGGAACCAGAGGATGAAGAAGAGGAAGAGGAAGATGAAAAACCGGTAAAGAAAGGTAAAGAAAAACCTGAAAAGAAGGAAAAAACAAAAAAACAACCTCCGAAAAAACAAGAGTCTGGTGAATCCCAAACTGATGTTATCCGGGCCGCAATTCGTAAGAAAATGAAACGTGAAAAGATTGTGGAACTTCTCAAGGAAAAATTTGCACAGTCTGAAGGTTGGGCTAATAACCGGATGAAAATGTATGAAAAAGCGTATGGTGAAATGGGAGTCAAAGACAAGAACCTTCAATGAGGGTAATTGCAATTGATTTTGATAACACAGCAACTGAGGATCCTCGTATGGTAAATGAACTGTACGAGGATCCCCTCAATTTTATAGTTATCTATACGAGTAGAAGTTCAGCAATACGTCAACAAACAGAAATAGAATTGCAAAAACTTGGTATCAAATATCATGCTTTAGTTATGGATAAATTACGGGCTGATCTTTATATTGATGATAAAAATATGGGAGGATTAAAATGGCCTTAGAAAAAAATGTACTGTTATTTAGCACCGGATTGGATTCATATATTATGAAAAAAGTTTTTTCATTTAAAAATGAAGAATGTCTTTTTGTAGATATGGGTACAAAAGAAAATGAAATTGAAAAGGAACGTATTCAACAATATTTTCCAGAAGTTATAATAACAAAAGTTCCACTTAATTCGTTTGAACTTCAAAACAAAATTATTCCTTACAGAAACCATCACTTAGCTTTAATAGCAGCTAATTATGCCAACAATATTTATTTTGCTTTTACTGCTGGAGATACTACAAAAGACAAAGATTATGTCTTTAAAGCACAAATGGAAGGAATATTAAACTACTTTTCACTATCTACAGAAAAAGTTGCTGTACAAGGTCCTTTTTTAATTGAAATTCCATTCAAACAATTTACAAAAACTGAACTTGTTAAAATGTATCTTAAAGAAGGTTATCCATTAAGAGATATATTAGAACAGTCCAGTAGTTGTTATGAAGGTCATTCTATTCCGTGTGGTAAATGTCGTTCTTGTTTAAGGAAATTTGTAGCATTTTATCTTAATGGAGTAGATATTTCTGAATTTTATTTAGAAAACCCTGCTGATTATCTTAAAAACTTTCTACAGGAAAGTATTAACAAAGGGAGAGAAACTGAAATTAAAGAAATAGAAAAATGCATAAACCTAATACGGCTATAATGGTAACAGGTGGAATTGATTCCACAACACTCTTGTATAAATACAAAGAATTAAATCCTTTTCCTGTCACAGTTGATTATGGACAAGTTGTATTTCCAATACAAGTAGAAATGCTTAATTATCATATCAAAAAACTTAATTTATTACCTTTGGTAACAATAAAAATTGAGTTTCAAGCTTGGCAAAAACAACCTGGATTGTTTACTCCTGGGTTTATACCAAATGAAGAAAACCCATTAGAAGACTGGAACAAATTAAGGTATCAAAACTTTTTTGTAGAAGGAAGAAACCTTATTATGATGTCCTATGTTCTTGCTTGGTGTTCTACATTTAAAATAGATGAATTACTTACCGGCTATCTTTATGGTAAAGAAGAATGGGAGAAACGACGTACAGTTAAATTATTAACTGGAGACAATTCTCCCCAATTTGTTGATATGATGAATTTACTCACACAAGTAGGTTTTTCACATCAAGTACGTGTACGGGCCCCATTCTATGAATCCCGTTGGGACAAAACAGATATTGTTAATTGGGGGAAAGAACAAGGTATTGATTATTCCAAAACATATTCCTGTTATTTTGATCCACCGTGTGGTGTTTGTGATAATTGTTTACTTAGAAAAGATTTAAACATATGAGTGAAGATGAAAAATTAATACAGAGTTTATTAATATCTGTAGGTGAACACCCTCTTAGAGAAGGTTTACTTGATACACCAAAAAGAGTTGTTAAAAGTTGGAAAGAACTTTACAAAGGTTATAACCAAAAAGCTGAAGACATCTTAACAGTATTTTCAAGCGATGGTTATGATCAAATTGTATTGTTAAAAAATATTGAGATGTACTCAATGTGTGAACATCATATGTTACCCTTCATAGGTAAGGCCCACGTCGCATACATACCTAATGAAAAAATTGTAGGTATTTCTAAACTCGCAAGACTTGTAGATATTTACGCCCGTCGTTTACAAATACAAGAACGTATCGGACAACAGGTAACGGATGATTTAATGAGGTTACTCAAGCCAAAAGGGGCGGCGTGTATTATTGAAGCTCAACATCTTTGTATGTTAATGCGTGGTGTAAACAAACGGAATTCCATTATGGTAACATCAAGTTTACGTGGAGTATTTTTAGACCAAGAATCAACACGTGAAGAACTAATGCAATTAATACACAGATGAAAATATATCTTGCCGGTACAGCTGTTTCCAAACCAAAAGAGGAAATAAAATTACAGGAATTATTTAAACAAGGGTGTAAATTACATTCATATTTTCATTGTGTTGATGGTTTTGAAAGAAAATGGTTTAGGATGAATACAAGAAACAAAGTAGATTTATTTTTAGATTCTGGTGCTTTTTCTGCTAAAAATAAAAACATTGAAATTGATATACAGGAATATATTGAGTTTATTAAAATAAATGAAAAACATATTAACTGTTATGCAAATTTAGATGTTATAGGTAATCCAAAAGCAACGTTAAAGAATCAAAAAATTATGGAAAAAGCTGGACTGTTTCCAGTACCAGTTTTCCATTTTGGAGAGGACCCTGAACTATATTTAAAGCCATTAATTGGTAAATATGAGTATATTGCACTTGGTGGTCTTGTTGTTGGTGCTAATAAGAGGTTAATTCCTTGGTTGGACAATACTTTTAAAAAGTATTTATTAGACAAAAATATGATGCCCCTAATTAAAGTACACGGCTTTGGAATTACTTCATTTCAATTACTTTTTAGGTATCCTTGGTTTTCTGTTGATAGTACTTCTTGGGTTGTCACTGGTCGTGTTGGTTCCATATTTATTCCAAGATATAAAAATGGTAAATGGGTTTATAATGAACCACCATTAAAAATAGCCGTATCATCTAGAAGTCCAAATTTAAAAGAAGCAGGAAGACATATTGAAACTTTATCACCAAGACAAAAACAAATATTTGTTGATTACCTTAATGATAAACATTATGTCCTTGGACGTTCAGAATTTGTAAAAAAATCACAAACATATGAATTACAAGACAATGAAAAATGGGCTGAGAAAAAACCAGTTGACAAAAAAAGTAAAAGACTTATTGAAATAATACACGAACCAGGGATAAGCAATACTTATCAACTTCGAGATGAATTAAATGTTTCTTACTATCTTGAAGTTGAAAAAGCATTACCAGAATGGCCTTGGGCTTTTGCTAAAGAAAAGAAAACTTTATTCTCATGAAGATTTATCTTGCCGCATCAGCACCTGGAAATGAAACAAAAATAGGTGTAGGAAGAACTTTTATAAAACGAAGACTTCTTAGTTATTATCTTATTGATAAAAAAATACTTAATTGTGATTTAGTTTTTCAAAATATAAAAGAAAGAAATGTTATTCGAACAAGAATTAGAACAAGAAAAAACAATACTTGATTTTAAAGGTAAATTATCAAGAATTGGTTATTCATTTACATTTGTAGAAAATGAAATGATAGGTGCAGGTACATTAATCAAATTGTTCCCAACGGAATTTGAATATGATTATGAACTTGTAATACCGTGGGTTCGCCCTGCTGTTATTACAATGAATCAATTTGATAAAATTCTTGCGGATTATCCACGTATAAATGTACCAAAACAAGCATTACACTTATCTGATGAAGATAAAATAAATTTTATGTCAGATATGATTAATGAGAATAGGTTGCATTTTTTAATCATTATACCACGTCCAAACAGTTTTTCAGATTTTTATTGGTTTGGTCGGTATTCTAAGGTATTTCCTTCAATGAAATTAACATACAGGGAGAAAGAAAAAAGTTTAGATAGAATGCATTTGCCTGTTTTTAACAGTTACCAATTTTGTAAATTACTTGATTTAAAAACCATACTTGATAAAAACTTTGTCATATGAAAATTAAAAAAGAAGATTTAAAGAGGGCTTTAGAAATTGTAAAACCTGGATTAGCAAACAAAGAAATTATTGAACAAGCTACAAGTTTTGCTTTTATTGAAGGTCGTGTGGTTACTTATAATGATGAAATTAGTGTATCCCATCCAATTAAAGATTTGGAAATTACCGGAACAATAAGGGCAGAAGAACTTTACAAATTTCTTGGTAAAATAAAAGAAGAAGAAATTGATGTAAATTACACTGAAAGTGAAATTGTTTTAAAATGTGGGAGGGCAACTACTGGATTTGCAATAACAAAAGAAATTCTTTTACCGTTGAAAGAAGAAATATCTGAAAAAGGTAAATGGAAAACTATACCTACTGATTTTTGTGAAGCAATGAATTTTGCAGCAATGTCCTGTTCATCAGATATGACAAATCCTAAACTTATTTGTGTTCACGTAAATCAAAAAGGATATATTGAAGGAAGTGATAATTTTAGAATTGTTCATTACATAATTGACGAACTACCAGTTGAAACATTTCTTATACCGGCTTCTTCAGCAAAAATAGTTATAAAACTTAATCCAACTAAAATTTCTGAAGGTAATGGCTGGGTACATTTTAAAACCACGGAAGGTACGGTTATTTCCTGCCGTGTCTTTAAGGAAACATACGTTGATTCCAGCCAGTATATAAAACCACCTAAAAATGGCAAGACCATTAAATTACCGAAGACATTAAGTGACGTTTTAGATAAAGCTATTATATTTGCAAAAAGGGAACAAACGTCTGATGAAGTAGTTGAAATAAACATACAGGAAAAGAAATTAACTGTAGAAAGTAAATCAGATTTTTCCTGGTTTAAAGAATCAATTCCTATTAAATATGAGGGTGAAACTATTTCATTTTCAGTAACTCCATATTTATTAAAAGATATTCTTAAAAAAACAAATGAATGTACTTTAAATAGTGGAACTCTTTATTTTAAGAGTGAGTCTTGGATTTATGTCACTTCCTTATTAGGATAAGTTATGGCTGGATTTTTTACTAAACACGAAACACAGTCTACTGATAGACCTGATGGTAAAAAACGTACTTGTTATGCTTGTGGATTATACAAAACTTGTGTATCCCCAAAAATGGAACCTTATGGTAACTTTAAAAAGAAAATTCTTAACATAGGAGATGCCCCTACGGAAATTGATGATGACAAAGGCAGACCATTTCAAGGTAAAGCAGGTCGTTTACTTGAACGTACTTATGCTAAATATGGAATAGATTTGTTTGAAGATTGTTTAAGTATCAATGCTGTAAATTGTCTACCCAAAACAAGTGATGGTGAAGCAAGAGTACCTACAAACAAAGAAATAGAATGTTGCCGTCGTTCTGTATTTAGTTACATAGAACAATATAAACCAAAGGTAATTGTCTTATTTGGTGGTCAAGCGGTTTACTCTATTATTGCCCATAGATGGAAAAAAGATTTAAAGACTATTAATGAATGGAGAGGTTGGACTATACCAGACCAAGAAATTAAGGCTTGGATTTGTCCCACCTTTCATCCTGCTTATGTTGACAAAATGGAGAAAAAAGAGGTTTACAATATTTGGGAAAATGATTTACTAAAGGTAGCCGGTATGGTAAACAAACCTCTTTATATTGATAAAGAACCTGAAATTATTTATCTTAAAAATTTACGTAAATTAACAACTATTCCAGATGATAGTATAATTTCAATTGATTATGAAACAACTGGTCTAAAACCACACGGTGAAGGACATACCATTGTTTGTGCTTCTGTTGCACTTAATGAAAATAAGGCTTATGTATTTGAAATGCCAAAGGATGAAGTTGAAAGAGATATTTACATTTCTCTGTTAAAAAATAATTCCATTAAAAAAATGGCTCATAATTTAAAGTTTGAAGAAAACTGGAGTTTTGGTATTTTAAAAACAAGAGTACGTGGATGGGATTGGGATAGTATGTTGGCTGCTCATATACTTGATAATAGGTCTGGTGTAACAGGGCTTAAATTTCAGACATACGTTAATTTTGGTATAATTGATTACAGTTCCCATTTAGAACGTTGGTTGGGTACAGAAGGTAAAAGTGCTAATGAAATCAATAAAGCACAAGAATTTTTTAGTACTTCAACAGGACGTTTAGAATTAATGAAATATTGTGCTTTGGATACTATTTATCAGTATCGTTTAGCAAATAAACAAAGACCGTTGTTTGATGAATTACCATTTTAAAATTGAATATGTTTTTTGAATTAAAAACTTACAAATTCTTCCAAGAAGGAATTTTAGCCTTGTCCCGTATGGAACAACAAGGGTTAAGAATTGATATGAAATATGCTGAAGAAAAAAAGTTAGAATTAACTAAAGAAATTGAAAAACTTGAAGTAGAGTTTAAAGCAACCAAACTCTATAAACATTGGTCTCATACCGCTAAAAATAAAGTCAATATTTATAGTCCTCAGCAACTTGGTGCATTCTTGTATGGTACAAAAAAGATTAAAATTAGTAAAGAAACTGCTTCTGGTCAAGGTGCTACGGATGAAGAAGCTCTACAAGAATTAGGAATACCTGAATTAGATATTCTTTTACGTATCAAAAAACTTAAAAAAGTTCGTGACACATATTTGGATGCTTTTGTAAGAGAACAGGTTAATGGAATTGTTCATCCATTTTTTAACCTACATCTTGTACGTACATTTCGGGGTAGTTCAGACAGTCCTAATTTCCAAAATATACCTAAAAGGGATAAAGAAACAATGGAAATTTGTAGAAGAGCAATATTACCACGACCAGGACATCAATTTGTTGAATTAGATTATAAACAACTTGAGGTTAGAATTAGTTGTTGCTACAATAGGGATGAGCAATTAAAGGAAGACATACTTGCTGGTGATATGCACAAAGAAATGGCAATTAGAATTTTTCATATTGAGGATTTTAATAAAGAAACAACAGGTCATTCAGTTCTTCGTAGTGCTACTAAAAATGGTTTTATATTTCCACAATTTTATGGGGATTATTATAAAAATTGTGCTGTAAACCTTTCCTATGGTTGGGGACATTTACCAAAGAACAGAAAATGGAAATCTACAGATGGTATTGAATTTGAAGATGGAAAATTAGGGGCTCATTTAATAAGTAATGGTATTAAAGATTTAGAATCTTTTACCCAGCATATTAAAGTGATTGAGGATTACTTTTGGAATGTACGGTATAAAGATTATACAAAATGGAAAGAACGTTGGTGGGAACAATATCAAAGGGTAGGCCATATTACTTCCATGACTGGGTTTAATTATCAAGGAGTAATGAAAAAGAATGATGTATTAAATTATCCAATACAAGGTTCTGCTTTTCATTGTTTACTATGGAGTATTATTCAAGGTATTAAAGTACAGGTAAAGGAAAAGTGGAAATCCAGGTTAGTTAGCCAAATACATGATGCTATTGTAATGGATGTACACCCTGATGAATTAGAACACGTTGTCAAAACAATGAAAAGAATTATGTGTGAAGATATTGTTAAACATTGGGGTTGGATTACTGTACCTCTTGATGTTGATGTTGAGATACATAATGTAAATGATAGTTGGGCTGATAAACCACAAAGGTAATGAAAAGGACAAGAAAACATTCTACAGGTGGTTTGTTCTTATTTGAAGAACCTAAACCAGTTGCTGAGGTAACAATACGTCAAAGAAAACCAAAACAAGTTGATGGTTTTATTGAAAGATTTAAAGGTAAGGACCCGTTCTTTGTTTTAGAAAACTTTCTTAATGATAGAAAAAAGTATGTCACAAGTCGTTACCCAACAGATCATCCTCAAGCGTTTTCTACTGTATTGTTTGAACTGAATTTATATTTAGACGTTCTTATACGTGTTAAAAATAATCTTAACCAATTTAAAATTAATGACAAATGAAAAATCAAAGAGACACCACCTCGGAAGACATTGCTTTTAAGTATGCTAAAGATGCATTATTAGAAGAAATGCAAGGTAAAGAACAAAAAGCTGAAAAGACATTTGAAGTATTTAACGTTTCAGAAGAATTATGGGACAAATGGTTTAAAGAAGTAACTTCAAATCAATCTTTATTTACCTCTATTTCTAAAACAAGTATTGTTCAACATTTGTTAAACTCTTCAACTTCTTTAACGGAGTATTCTGCTAAAATGATGATATTTTATCAATTTAAACAAAAAATAATGGAAATGTCAAGTAATCCGCTTATGGGACTAATAAATCTATTAAAATAATGGGATTGTATTTAAAGTATCGACCAAATGCCCTTGCTGAAATTGAAGGTAACAGGGAAATTGTAATCACTTTGAGAGGTATGTTTAAAAAGAATGAGATACCTCACTCTATGCTGTTCCACGGACCGACAGGTTGTGGTAAGACTACCTTAGCTCGTATTGTAGCAAAAGAACTGGGTTGTGCAGAAAACAATTTAATTGAAATTGACACAGCACAATTTAGGGGAATTGATACGGTACGTGATTTACGTAAAAACATTCAGTACACCCCTTTAGGTGGTGGTATAAGAGTTTATATTATCGATGAGGTACATAAAATGACAGGGGATGCACAAAATGCTTTCCTTAAAATACTGGAAGACACTCCCTTACATATTTACTTTATTTTGTGTACCACGGACCCACAAAGTCTTCTACCTACAATAAAAGGACGTTGTAGTCAGTTCCAGGTACAGTTATTGTCTGATGATGATATGAAATCATTACTTACAAAAATTGCTGAACTTGAAAACGACAGTATTGAAGATGAAATTATTGAACAAATAACACAAGACAGCCAGGGGCATCCACGAAATGCTTTACAAATACTTGAACAGGTATTAAGTACCCCAAAGAAAAGAAGATTAACAATAGCCCAACAAGCTGCTATTGAACAATCTGAAAGTATTGCCCTTTGCCGTGCTTTAATGAAAAAACAAGGTTGGAGTGAAGTTAAAAAAATCTTACAAGGATTAAAAGGACAAGATGCAGAAGGTATCCGTCGTGTTGTAATTGGTTATGCTTCAAGTGTATTATTGAATACAGATAATGCTGTTGCTGGACTTATCTTAGAAGCTTTCCAGGAACCTACTTACAATATGGGATTTCCTGGAATCGTACTTGCTTGTTATACCGTAATTAAAAGTTAATGATATGGCAGACAAAGTAGAAAAAGTGATTGAAACAAAAGATGACAAATGTTGGGTTACAGTTTCTTATAATGCAAATT